TGTCTGTATTTTTGGTAGTGCCATGTTATAACCTCATAATAACATTAAGGACTTACAATAAAACTTGTAAATCGATAGTTGACTGATAATTTGGCGAGTTCGTCATGAGAACCCCATGATAGAGATACTGGTTCTACGACGATAGGATAAGCTTCAATAAACACGATTTGTTTTGCTATATCTCCTTGTCTATTATAAACAATGAGAGTAAAATCGACTGTGTAATCTTTTAGATATTTAGCTCCAAATTTAGAGTCTGGTTCTAAATCTACTATTTCGTTAGCCCAATCTCTGTAAGTTTTATAAATGTCTGCTTTGTTATCCATTGTGTGCAACATCGTTACTTCTTGCGGGTTGTAACGATATGGAATATTATACATTTTACCGTTGCCGTACGGCGAAAAATTATCTACAGAGAGAAAAGAGACACCTGGCATCGATGCCGATTCTGTCCTTATTTCTATTTCTCCTCCCCCGCCTACGGGAGGATTGATAATGAGCTTATAGTGTGTGGCTGGTAAACTTTCTTTTACTTTGCCTCTCCACTGATCGACGTTTAATGCCATTTTAGCTTCTCTGTATTAGTTGTTTAGATTCTTTCCACACAACATTTTGTTTAGACTTTTTAAATCTCTGAGTAGGTAACATCAAAGCGATATCCCATTCTTCATATGGAATCCATAAAAATCTTGATCTCACTTGAGAATTTAGATAGCGCTTAACGGTGGGCCTAAAGTATTTATATTTCGCCACACCGTTCAATAATCCATAGCTTAATCTTAATTTTTTAGATTCCCTCAGATTGTCTTGTCTTTCGATCGCATATAGTCTGTCCATTAGTCTCGCTCTAAAAACTGGCGGCAAATAATGCAGATTCATTCCCAAAAATCCGTCTTTATACTTTTCAAGTACAAAAATCAGTGGGAACTGATCGTAATAAGGCAGAGTATCTTTATGTTTGGGGTCATAGAAGAACATATACATACGGCCGATATCCATGTCAACCATTTTGTTGTATGTTCTCGCTCTATTTCTTAGCTCGCGCCGAGTATTGACATTCTTGACAGAGCTAGCTTTATCTCTGTACCAGTCTCTCGCTTCTTCAGAACCTGATTTAATGCCTTCAGCTTTGCCTTCGTCAGCAATCTTTTGAAAGATGTATGTGGCCATTAGAATTTAATGCCTAATTCTTTTTCGGTGAGTATCATGAATTGCCATCCTTGTTGCTTACAATATTTCTCTGCGGCAATCCACTTTGATTTATTTATTCCCCATGTCTTCACTTCATATAAATACTTCTTAGTGAGCTTCTTTTGCGGAGTCGGCTCTACAGTCTCGTGTTTTGGTTTAATCTCCACTACGACCGTATCAGTTTTACCTTCGCGATTGATTTTCTTTAACCAGAAATCTGGAAAATATCGGTGCATTTTACCGTCGATCGGTGATCTATAAGGAATAATGAGTTCTTCACTTGCCCATTCTTTCACGCCTGGATGATCATCGAGATATTTCATGAAAACCAGTTCCCAACGACTTCTATAAATAATGTTGGTATGATCTCCGCGATATTTTTGAGGATTTCTCGGTTTAAAGACACCCTTATAAGTTCTAGCCATACATTTATATATAGGAAATCTCATGGCATCAGATAACACATCGCTCAAATCAGTTGGTCCGATAGCGGCACAACTCAAGCAAAAACTATCATCGCTAGAAAAAACACAGATAAATGCTGTGAGGAATATCGGTTCCTCTCTGTCACCGACTGCTGGTGTCATTACTGGTGATGTTTCTGGCTCGGTGTCGCGAGTTAACAATAGACAAAAATCTATGATGGAGATTGGAACGAATCTCGCAGCAAAGTTAGAAGTTGCTGGCTCTATCTCAAAAACATCAGAACAAATTTTAGTTCCTGCTGTTGTATCGACAGTTGAAGAAAAAATACCATTGTCACAACTATTTCCACGTAATCCAGTTGACTTGAACGTCTCTAAAAATCGAACGCCTGATCCGTTTAAAGAGAGTCCAGCTGAAAGAATCAAAAAGAAAAAAGAGAGACTGTTAGGAAAAGAAGATCTGAGATACGATGGTTATGACTATCCGCCCGATCTAACAACTCAAGCAGCAGCGTATGTTGAACTATCTTTTTATCGCTACGATCGTCCAGAGCCATTTGGCAAGGGCACAGTCAAGTTAGACACGACTGTCAGATTACCTATCCCAGAAAACTTTAACGTATTTCACTCAGTACGATATGAAGAAAGAGACACAGGTTATTTGGGTCAATTAGCTCAATCTGCATCAGCTGCAGAAATGGGTTCGGCCATTAAAAACATGGCGACTGGAGGCGATGTAGATTTTAGTGGAATGGTAGGAAAAATATCTGAAACACTGGGTTCAGACGTAGCTGGAGTCGCGGCAAGTGCGGCATATACTACGCTAATGGATTCAGAACCAGTTTTGGGTGGTCTCGCTGGTCAATTATCGGGCACAGTGCCTAATCCACATCCGACTGTATTCTTCAAAGGTTTAGATCTGAGAGAGTTTCAGTGGACATGGAAATTTGTACCACGATCTGCGGATGAAGCTGATCGATTAGACAAAGTTTTACGACACATCAAACAAAGTATACTACCACCTAAAGCTGGTACATTTATTGATTATCCGAATCTTGTCAAACCAGTAATCAAGCCAGACGGCGGTTTATGGGGAGAGTTTAAAAAGGCAGGTGTCAAAAACTTTAGTATCAATTTTACAGGTGAAGGAACTTCTGCATTCTTTCATAACGGTAAACCAGTTTCAATCATTTGTGCTATGACTTTCCAAGAAGTCGAAGCATTTATCTCACAAACAGAGTAAAGCTATGAGTACTCGTACAGAATATTTTAGAAAGTTCCCTCTCATCATTTACAATAATGAGATGGCCGTAAATATTATGCGCAGAGTCGATTTTAATTCGAAAATAAAAGGTTTTTATACTGCTTTCTACGATGTAGATTTAAAAGAAGGAGAAAGAATAGAAACTCTAGCGCACGATTACTATGATGATATTGATCTCGATTGGTTGATTTATCATACGAATGATATTATCGATCCGTATAATGATGTACCATTGGAAGACTCAACACTCCTTGCCTCTATCAAACAGAAACACGGGTCGATAGAGAAAGCACAGAGAAAAGTATTTGTATATCGTAACAATTATCGTAGCGATATTTCTGTTCTGCCATCTGGTTCGTATGATGCTCTCGCTTCAAATCATAAAAAGTATTATGACATCGTATCGAGTGTTACAGGTATCACTGGTTATCAAAGAAAAGAATCAGATGAGTACGCCTCGACAAATATGATCATCTCTTATTCATTTACAGGTACAGTATCTAATACATTTAATACCGGTGAATTAGTAAATTTTACAAGCGGCTCAAAGTCAGGTACAGCAACTGTCGCTTCTGCAAATAATACATATGTAATGTTGCAACACATCTCAGGAGACTGGAGTACGATGACTACTGACTTTGACGTAGTCGGCGAAGATACACAAGAGACAATCGAATTTAATTATGATACGTATAATCTGATTCAAAATGTGATTCCAACAGATGAACAAATTTATTTTTCTCCATATTACTATTTCGACTATGAAGTAGAAGCGAACGAACAAAAGAGAAAAATATATCTCATAGATGATAATTATAAGACCGCAGTTAACGATCAACTCGACGAATTAATGAAATAAATTATGGCTAGACAAGCTAACGATGCTGGTGATGTAATAATTGTAGGCGATACAATTACTCTCTCTAAATTTAATGGATCGAAAGAGATGAACATACACAATCTTGTTCGTCGATTCGATGTATTTGAATCTTTAGATAATCACACTGTTACCGCTGACTTTTATATTGCAGAAGGTATCGATCTTGTCAACGAATTTCCACTGGGCGGCGAAGAACTGATCAAAGTTTCTTTCCAAACTCCTGGGCGAGCAACTATCAACTATAACTTTTTGATCGAAAGTGTTGTAGCAATGAGATCGAACGAACAGTCGAATATGAGATATTACATTCTCAGATGCACAACAAAAGATTTTCTATTGAATAGCTCTAAGGTTTTTTCGAAGAGATATAAAGATAAACTATATCATGAAGCGCTGTTTGATTGTATCAATAACGATTTAGGCGGTGAAGTCGAGCTTAAAACGAATGAAGAAACCAAAGGTCAGTTTGATTACGTTGTTAATAATGTGAGACCTTTTCAGGTCGTCGACATCATCAAAGAAAGAGCAGTCTCAACAAAGTATAAATCTTCTACGTTCGTTTTTTATCAAGATAACAGAGGCTATCACTTTCAGACAGTTGAAAAACTGATCGAAGATAGGAAGTCAGAAGCATCTGAAAAGAAGTTCGTATTAGATACGAGTAATAGACTTTCTGATTACGGTAAAGACATTAACATTAGAAATATATTGTCATATGAGACGATATCACAAGGCTCTTCGGTAGGCAAGGTAATGAGAGGAGCGATGCGCAATCAAATACGGCAATTTGATATTCATCGTGGTACATATTATTTAAAAGAAGAATATAATAATTCATCTGATCATACTAAATTCGTAAAGACAGATGATCCGTTTGATTTTAATAGCGCCGACTATAATACATTTACGACAAAATTGCCTGGCATGACGAGAATGGCAGTGAAAGATGGCACACGCCAAGAAATGGAACACAATAAAAATATACATTTTCAGAGAGCATTCAGAGAAAGAATGTTCCAGTATGTTGTTCGATTCAGAACTTATGGCGATACTAATATGAGAGTCGGGGATGTTGTGAACCTCGATTTGCCTATCATTTCAGGAACGACGACTGAAAGACCTCGCGGAAAGATATTTGTTTCAAACTATATTTGTACTAATTTAAAACATCGTTGTGAAAAACAAGACGACGGTAAATTTAATCATTACTTAATCATGGAAGTTGCTAAGCCCAATCAATTTAATAAATCTTTGGGCTAGTGGAGAAAAGATGGCGTATTATAATTTAGGCGAAGGATTTTACTGGTTTCTCGGCAGAGTTGTCGAGCTGGATCCTGTCGATGAAGAAAAAGAAATGCGGTATTTGGGTCGCGTCAAGGTCAGAGTGTTGCATGACCAAACTGGCGAGCTCGGCCAAAAAGAAGGTACGTACGGCATTTCTGACGACGATCTGTTATGGGCTTGGCCACTTTCTTCTATTCAATCAGCGTCTCTTAGCTATCGTAAGATCGTAGAACTCGAAGAGTTCGAAGTGCCATACTGGATCGATGCTGTAGGTACATCACCGACTGGTATCGCTGTTGGTACATATGTTTTTGGCTTCTATCTCGACGGAGCCGAAGCAAATATTCCAGTCATCTTCGCTACTTACCATAAAAATTCTCTGTTTCCAGAACCACCTACTCACGAAGACACTGGTAAAATGCTTCAGATAGATGTTCCGACTGAAGAAGAAGATTACATGGATGTATCTGCTCTCGCAAAAGGATGGTGGAAAGACAAGAAGAGAGTGGGAGAAAATGACGGCGGAATTGTTTCTGCTAGTGAATATGAAGACGAATCAACACCAGAAAAAGGCGGTCAGCTTTTACCTAAACATCCATATACCCAAGGAATGTTTGGTATCGTGAAACAACCTCCTTCTGACTACGACACAAAATATCCATACAATCTTGTTCATACGACCAAATCAGGTCATGCGATTGAACTAGACGATACACCAGGTCACGAGAGGATAC